CATTGACCAACACGCCCACCTGGTGCGCGACCTGTCGGAGCTGCGTCCGATACACCCTTTCCGGTCCGCTTGTCCTGACCGGATTGCGGCGGCGCTTCCGGTCCGTTGTTCGGGTCATCAGGTAGTTCCATGTCCGGCGCCGGGGGCGGCTCGTTTTCCGCTTCCTCGATCGCCTCGTCCGTGATGCTGGTGTACACCCCGGTGCTGTGGCTCGATTGGCGCAGTTCCTTCATCGCCGTGGGCTTGTCGATCAGGTCAGTGTCGTAGGCCTGCGTGACTGCCTCGGTCAACGTCTTGGCGTTCTGCGCCTTCTCGGTGTCGGAGAGCTGCCACAGCGAGCGGAAGCTGTAGGCGAAGCCCTCGGGCAGCGCCCGGCCGAGCACGGATCGGCCCAGCACGTCGATCAGGCGGGTCATGGGCCGGCGCAGGCGGCGTTCCTGCTGCTGGTTGACGTTGTCGTAGTAGGTGCGCAGGTCCGACTCGCCCGACGAATTCAACCCCGCTGGCGACTGCCCGAACAGGCGCACCAGGGGAATCTGCAGCGCGCCGGATAGTTGCTGGCCGAACTGCATCAGCACGCTGTCGAGCCCCGAGAACTGGTACGTATCGGTCTGCATGTCGTCGGCGGCATCGACGAGCGTCATTCCCTCGTTCGACTGGAACCGCCGAATCATGTCGACGTTCTTGATCAGCGCTTCCAGCGCCGGGCCGCCCATGGCGATGATCTCGCGCAGCTTCTCGACCTTCAGCGTGCGGAGATGCGCCTTGTAGACCAGCTGCGCCGCACCGATGGTGGTGCTATCGAATGCCACCAGGCGGTCAATCAACCGCTCGATGACCGATTGGCCCCACAGGTTCTCGGCGATCTTCTGCCAGTACGGCAGGTCCACGCCATCGATGCGCAGCACCCGGCTGTGGTGGATACGCTGATTCTGCAGCGCCATGCTGTCGGCCACGACGTCGTAGTACTTCGGCATGCCCAGGTCCGGACCCAGCTCGGTGACCAGGTTTTCCAATGTGGGCTGAACCATCCAGCGGTCCAGCACCAGCAGGCCCTTGAACTGATCCTTGTCCACCGACTCCGGGCGTAGCGGCGTGGCCGGGTTCTGCCCGTCGATCAACATCACCGCCAGCGCACCGCCGTACAGCCGCCCCCACTTGATCGTGTCGCAGATGCGGTCCCACAGCGCCATGTCCTCGATCGCGGCGTTCAGCTTGTCCTTGTCGTCGGGCGGCAGATCCGAGCCGATCTCGATGCCGGCGCGGGTCATGTCCTCGGCCACCACATCAACGGCCTGGCCAACCACCCACGACGACCGGTACATCGCTTCCATCTGGATGCGATTGCGGCTGATGAAGTCGAAGCCGTAGCTGTACTGCGATGCCTGGTTGTTCGTGCCCAGGCCGACGCGCGCCTCGAAGTTCTGAAAGCTATCGCCGCTGATCCAGCGCTTGGCGTTGGCGGACGCGGCCACGTTGGCCTTCTGCGCCCGTTGCTGCGCTTTGCGTTGATTGCGGTTCATTGCTGTCCGAGTTTTGTCCAAATGTCCAGCGACCGGCCGCCGGCCAGCATGTCATTGATCGCATCCACCATCGGATCGATCTGGTCATCGTGCGCGTGCGTTTCGTCGGGGGTGAAGGCGTCGCATTCCTGCGTGAAATCGCTCACCCACTCCGCTGACTCGGGGATCATCACCAGGCCAGCGTCGATGTAGCTGACGACGTCCATCACGCGCACCAGTTTGTCGCGATGTCGCTCGATCCCTTCGACCGGAATGGTTCCCGACGCTTGAATGTCCTGAATCAGGCCGGTGCCGCTGGCCTTGTCCTCGACGCGCATCTTGACCAGCGGCGCGCCGAAGTGGAATTCGTACGGCAGGTGCTTGTTCCAGAAGTCGATGGCTTTCTTCCGCAGCTCAGGCGCCGGCCACTTGCCCCGGATCTGGTCCAGCAGGTAGATGCGGCCGTTCTTCCCATGACCCCAACATTGCAGCACGCTGTAGTCGTTTCGCTCGGCGGTCTTCTGCGCCGTGTCGGCGTAGATGACGCGCTTGTGCAGCTCGGGCGCGACCGTGTACCGACCAAAGTTGGCACTGCGGATGATGCCGCCGCCCAGCGGACTGGGGCGCTGCATGTACTGCCCGCTGAAGACGTACCGGTCGGCCTTTTCGCTGGCCAGCAGGTCGTCGAGTGGTTCCTTGTAGGGCCAGTAGCTGAATCGGCCGTCTTCATCCTTCTCGCCAAGCTCCACCATCGCGCGTACGCGCTCGGGCAGCTGCTCGACGTACTCGTCGGTGATCAGCGCCGGGATCTCGATGTATTCCCAGTCGCCCGGCACCTTGCCGGCCTTGATGAAGCCCGTCGGGTCTTCCTCGGCCAGCCGCTGCATGATCACGATGATCGGCGTGTCCGGGTTGGCCTTCCGGCTCTTCACCGTGGACAGCAGCTTGCGGTTCGCCTTGTCGCGGTTCGGCTTGCTGTACGCGTCTTCGACCTTCAGCGGGTCGTCGATGATGATGGCGCCCTGCCACCCATCGGTCATGTGGCCGGCGCGGAAGCCGGTGATCTGGCCACCCAGCGACACCGCATACACGCCGCCGGCCTTCTTGCCGTCAGCGATGACGTTCCAGCGCTTCTTCGACTTCGCGTCCGGCGCGATGGACAGCGGCCACAGCGCCTGGAACTCGTCCGACTGGACGATCTCCCGCGCCGTTTCGCTGTTCAGCAGCGCCAGGTCATCCGAATACGAGATGTGCAGGAACCGAGCACGCGGGTTCACTGCGAGGCCCCAGGCGATCAGGTTGATCGCCACCAGTTCGGTCTTCGACGAGCCGGGCGGGACGTTGATGACGACGTTCTTCAGCTCGCCATCGATGACACGCTGCACCGTGTCCGCGATCAGCACATGGTGCCAGTTGACGCGGAACTTGATGCCCTGCCGGTGCTTGAAGAAGTACCGGCTGAAAAACAGGTGGTCGCGCTCGCACTTCGCCTTCAGGACGGCGCGCTCTACGGACGGATCAATACTCGTCTTCGAGTTTCGCGACAGCGGCTGCGACCTGTTTTTCATCGACGACGGTGGTTCGTTGCTCGACCGGCCCGCCGTCTTCCCCTGTCAGCTCGATGCGCTTCGGCGTTTCCTTCCACCCGGCCTGCGTCTTCATCCAGAAGATGGCCGCAGTGACTGCGCCCTTGCCCGTGCCGGTGGCTTGCTTGAACAGGGCCTGCGCCACCAGGGCGTTTGTCTTGTCCTTCGCTGTGTCCAGCTCGGCGCGGAAATGCACCCGCAGCGTCTTGGCCGTCATTGGCTTGCGAGTCTGCGGGTTGATCACCTGGCTGGCGATGTACTCGTGGGGGGCACCGAACCCGGCCAGAGAACTGACCAGCTTACGGTCTGCCTCGGTGGGCGTGAATGGATTGCGTCCTGCCATTTCGTGTATAGGTCAACGACACCCAGCTTTTCGGGGGTTCAGACTCGCGCCCCATTTACCGTCAAGAGTCGAATCTCTGTTCACGTCCGACAACATGGAACTGGTAAAGAATGCCATTCGCGCTGTAATCGTATGGGCCGGCGCGCAACCATCTGAACTACAGCGGAAGGTCATAGTGGCCGACCGTGCCGAGAAGATAGCAATCTATAACACGCTGCTGAATCAGTACTGGACGTGGAAGCTTGAGATCGTGAAGCACATGGTGGTGCTCAATGGACTTGGATTGGCAGCCTCAGCAACCGTTGCCGCTAGCTCGTCGTTTGCTTCGAGCATCCGGGTGATCGGAAGTAGCTTTTGGTGGTTCGTCGCAGGACTGACCATGGCGGCGTGCAGCATGGTCACCGGAATGCGCAAGATCCAACAGCAGCGTGCCCATCAGATTCTGGCGCTGAACATTGACGATTGCGGGCATCCCGAGATGTGCGAGCTAAAGATACAGAAATCCCTGGAGGGCTTCATTTTCCTGTCGATGATCTGCTTCGGGATAGGTGCCGCAGTACTCTTCTACAAGCTGCAGTGATCACTGCGTCTCTGCGACGGGAATCAACTCGTCTGCGATCACAACTTCCCCGCACGCCGCCACGGCGCGCTTCCAGTCGCCCTTCACGAACACTAGGACGTTCTGGTGCACCTTGCCCAGCTTCCGGCTGGCCGCGAACTGCTTGCCCGCGCGGATCGGGGCGCTGCCCAGTGCTGTCAGCAGGATGGCTTCGTTGTACAGCCGCATGCCGGCATCGATGAAGGCATCGATCGTGTCCGACACAAAATTGCGATACGGGCCCGTGCCGCGCTTCTCGCGCACGTCGCCGACCACGAAGCAGGCGAATCGGTCGGGCTTCAGCAGGCTGACGGCACCGACGATCACCTCGCGGTAGGCCTCCATGAAGTCCGGATAGTCCATCGTGGACAGGTCCGCCGGATCGTCCGAATACCGTTCCAGGTCTGCATACGGCGGGCACGAGAACAGGAAATCGGCCTCAACATCAGGCAGGCGCCGTGCGATCTGCCGGCTGTCGCCCACGTGCCAGGCCGGCGCTGGGTCTTCGGTCTCCACCAGGTGCAGTTGGCCACGATTCGCCTCGACCTGGACGGCGCGCAGCTCCATGCCCACATACGGGCGCCCGAGGCGCGCCGCGACAATGCCGCGCACGCTGCCACCGGCAAAGGGGTCCAGCACCAGGCCGCCCGGCGGGCAGAACCACCGGTAGGCCAGCTCACACAGCACCGGGTCGAAGACGCTGGTGCGGTGCTGGGGCGTGGCGCACTGCTCGGCCTTCTGGTGGTCCGACGCCGACGCATAGGCCGGCGCGTCGCGCCCCCGTTCGGACTGGATACCCAGCCCCAACCATGCAGCCTTGCGTTCCTGCCATGCCGCGTCGCGCGCGTTGAGCGTGCTGAACGGCGGAACCATGAACTGCTCGGCCAGCGACCGACGTGCAGTGCCTGGCGTCGCCCCGGGCGCGTCAAGCAGATCTCCGAGTTCGTCAGGCGAGAAGCCGATCACCGTCAAGTCAAACTCGGCATCACGCAAGTCGACGAGCTCGGCCGCCAGCAGGTCGACGTCCCAGCCGGCGTTCTCGGCCAGCTTGTTGTCCGCGAGGATGTACGCGCGGCGCTCGTCGGCCGAAAGGTGCGACAGGTCGACTGTGGGGACCTGGCCCGGCACCGGGCAGTTGGCGATGTTCTCGCCAGACGCCCACATCTGCGTGGCCGCTTCGAGCCGACCGTGGCCGGCCAGCAGGTCGTCACCGGCGGTCAGCGCCGGGTTGGTCCAGCCGAACTGGCGCAGCGACGCCTTGATCTGCTCGACCTGGGCGGCGCTGTGCGTCCGTGCATTGCGCTCATAGTGGACCAGCTCGTCAGCCGCGCGGTAGCGGATTGTGAGCTGATCGGCCTTTTTCATACGCGGTAAAAATGCTATCGACTGGTCCATAATGACGTGCATCTAACGGGCCCGACCTATGAACGACGAACCAAACAACTATCAGCCACATGACGACAATACGATGAGAGGGGCACTTTTGAACAAGGCCCTATCTCATACGCTTGCGGGATTGACGCCGGAAGGGAAACAACGGTTCATACGCATATGGGAGTTCCGCCGCCTCATGGAATCGGAATCCGATCGAGGAGCGGCTCTCATGGCAGGAGCATTTCTCGACGATCAGTTAGCCGATCTCCTGAAGGCGACATTGCGCCTCAATAGCGAACTTCGGACGAAGCTGTTCGATTACACCGGGCCGCTCGGGAGCTTATCTTCGCGAATTAACATGGCTTACGCGATCGGGCTCATCCCCGCCAATGTCCGGTCAGAGCTAAAGCGCGTACGTGACATACGCAATGTGTTCGCGCACAACTCTGAACCGATGACTTTTGCCCACGCGAAGGTTGAAAAGCTTGTTATGGCCCTCGTGCTGCGACACAAGATTGAAGTGCCATACATTCGTGCCCGCTTTGTTCAATCCGTCAGCACCCTCACTTCTTACCTGGAGGGGCTGTGCGGCGTGGCGAAGCCAATTGAAGCGCCGCCCGACTTTGATATCGAGGCTAAGCGCGCAGCAATCGGCCCGAAGTTGGATCGCCTAAGCCAATTCTTGAAAGGCGATGGCCCGCGCGAATAGCGGGTCTGAAATGCAAAAAGCCCGCTTGCGCGGGCTCTGGACGTAATTCGTAGGTGTATCGAATGAGGGGCATTTTTGTGCACGAAATGCACAATGTCAAGAAAAACTCGAAAACAGCCTACGCTTCGGCCTGCTCTTTGAGGGCAACCATGCCCGCTGCCATGAGCCGGCCGTCGATCGCCAGCCACGCCACCGACTCCACGCCGGGCGCCGCGGCGAGGCCCTTTTTCCGCTCTCCTTCGATCCACAGCTTCAGCTTTGCGTTCTGGGCGCTCACCGTGTTGCGGTGCGCGCCGCAGTCCTCGGCGATCTGCTGCAGGTCGACGCGGACGCCGAAGATCTTCTCCAAGATGGACCGCCGCACGCGGTAGTGCGAGAACGAGCCGGACAGCTGCTGCATGGCCCGGTCGGTCAGCCAGCCGATGGCCGCGTTCCATTCCGGGTTGGGCTTGCGCGCGGCACAGCAGGGACGCCCGCAGTCGCACGGGATGTCGCGCGGCGCAGTGCGGGCGGTCAGCACCGCCTGGTGCAGCTCGGGCAGCATGCCCAGCTCGTTTCGGATCATGCCGGCCTGCGCAGCGCCGTCGACACCGATCAGCCCCTTGCCCGAGCCGATAGCCGGCGTCATGGCCTTGTTCATGGCCGATGCCTGGTACTGCTGGCCCGAGTAGTTGAACGCGAACACCAGCGCCGCGTGCGAGCTGTCGAAAAGGCGTTCTTCCATCATCGTTTCCCCG